CAATAGTGTCTGTTTCTACGATTTCATCTGACATGGATTTTACTCTCCGTTTCGGATTGTTTGCGCTCATTACGAGCAATCGGCAGGTTTGCCGAAATCTATAAATCTTCAGGACCAGTAAAGTGCTGACCTCTTACAGTTAGCACCGGTCCTAGTTCGCCGTGGTCGTGAATCTGTATCTGGCGGTAATCAATCTCACGAGCGCTAACGTCAAACCTACCAAACCTATCAAGAATTGCTTGGTGAGTTGCGTCAAGTCGCTCTTGGTCAATAATTTGACCAGTATCAGTATTGCCGTAAATTTCCATTTCGCCGCAGTCGCAGCCGGGATGGATAGGTAGCAGGTCTCCGCGGTTGTATCGTTGCGTAGAAGCAACATAGCATAGAGCGCAGTTCTCGGACCCCGATAGGACTCGAAGGAAACCTACAACCTTGGTATTACTGTTTCTAGAGATTAGACCAGCGTTACGGCGGGCAAGTTGAACTTCTGTACGAGCCAAATCAACAGCGCGAAAAGCGCCACGTTCAAGAGCGACGCTCATGTCCAAACCCTTAGATAGCGCGGTACGCATCTCTGTAAAAGGTCGAGCATAAACAATTTCAGCCGTAGCACCATTACGAAGCGCCTGCGTAGTCAAGTCCGAGTTTTTAACAACAGGAACTTTATACGGTTGTTCGCTAATCTTGGCTATCTCTTTGTTATACGCCAACGCCACGTTAGCGGCTTGTCGTTTAATGCTAGAGAGTTGCCCGGTCATAAGTTGGATAAAGAAATTTTTATCCTCATCGCGCCAATCCGGAAGGTTTAAAAACGCGTTACGAGCGACCGCACCAGCCTGATTAAGTAGACCTTGCGATACCGCTTGATAAGCGTCAGACAGTTCCTTGCGTGTTGGCACCTGTACCACCTGTTAGTAGAGCCTGAGTAAGAGTTTCCCCAGCACGTTCGATTTCCATTTCAGCAATCTCTTCCGGGGTGTACTGCATTACGGTTGCCATTCTCATTCTAAACGGTACATCCTGCAACTTAGAGTTAGCATCCGCACGTTCAGCAAGCGAGTAGCGTTCCGCAGGCTTCCAGATAGGCTCTAGGTCAAGTAGGTTAGCGCGTTCATTATCGCCAATCCACTTAAACATTAGAGACATAACCTTAGACCATGAAGAGGTTACGCGGTTCATGCGGTCCTCTGCCTTAAAGACTAGACCTTCACGAGCGAGAGACGCACCTTCAGCAGAACCATTAGCACCCTCAGGGGATAGATAGTGCATAGGCGTACGAGTCATGGCAGCAAAGTCCTGAATGTCAGCGCGAACCGCTGCAAGGATTCCCTGAATGTCAGTCTGAGTAGACTCGCCAATATCGGCACCCTCAGGGATAATCCACATAGAACCCGGCGATGAAGTGAACAGACACTATTGATACCGAGACCGAGGCTACTGAAACGGTAGACCTTAATTCTGAGGTTGAAAAGTGGAAGGCTCTAAGTCGTAAGAACGAGGCTCAGGCTAAGGCTAACGCTCAGGCTGCAAAGGAACTAGAGGCACTTAAACAGGCTTCCCTATCAGACCAAGAACGTCTAATCGAAACGACTAAAGCGGAGACCCGTCAGGCTGTACGTCTAGAGTACGCTTCTAAACTTGCTGAGGCAGAACTAAAATCTGCTCTCAATGGCAAGGTGCTAGAAGGTAACTCTATTCTTAATTTTGACAAGTCTAATTTTATTGACGAAAACGGCGATGTAGATTCAACCGCTATTCAGGCGTGGGTTGAAGCGCACACTAAAACCGCTGAGGTTCCCCTACCGGATTTGGGTCAGGGCATCCGCAGTAAAACTATTTCAGGTACGTCGCAGATTCGCTCTCGTGACGAACTATCAAACATGACCCCGCAAGAGATTCTGACTGCCCGTACTGACGGTCGCCTAGATGCTCTTATGGGTAAAAACTAACCGAAAGGATACGCCTAATGGCTATCGACAACTTCATCCCGGAAATCTGGTCTGCTGGCGTTCAGCAGGCATTTTTTGCTAACCAGATTGTTATTCCAACTCTAAACACCGCGTTCTCAGGCGATGCTCGTAAGGGTAACACCGTACACATTATCAACGCGACCACCCCTACCATCGTTGACTACAAGGCTGCCGGTCGTGTTATCACCGCTGAGGCTCTTGCTGACACTCAGGTAGACCTACTAATCGACCAGGAAAAGGCGTTCGCTGTTAACATCGACGACGTTGACGCTGTTCAGGCTGCTGGTTCATTCGACGCTTGGGTTTCTGCTGCTGGTAAGGGTCTTGCTGAGGACGCTGAAGAGTACGTAGTGGCTCAGTTGCTTGCTGGTGCTACCGATGGTCAGGAATCAACCCCTGTTGCTGTTGACACCGCTGACGAGGCTAAGGCTGCACTTCGCAAGATTCGTACCGTTATGGCTAAGGCGAAGGTGCCTACCTCGGACCGTTTCGTAGCCGTGAACCCGGCGTTTGCTGACCTTCTAATTTCAGGTCTATCTTCAGTTGCAGACTCAGGTTCAGCCGAGTCACTACGCAACGGACAGGTTACCCGTCTATTCGGTCTAACCGTTCTAGAGACCCCTGCGTTTGCTGAGGCTACCAAGCCGGTTGCAGTTGGCTACCACGCTACTGCTGCTGCGTTCGTTTCACAGATTGACAAGGTTGAGGCACTTCGCAACCCTTCTAAGTTCGCTGACATCGTTCGCGGTCTTAACGTATACGGTGCGAAGGTTACCCTTCCTACTGGTGTTGTAAAGTACGTTTCAGCCTAATAACTGAAAACTCATAACTGAATAGAGGGGTGCTGGCTCAGGCTGGCACCCCTCACCTCTTAAAACTGGAAAGGCTATGGAATGGCACTCGCTACCATCGCAGACGTTGAGGCTCGTCTAGGTCGACCTCTAACCGTTGCAGAAACCGCTAAGGCTACCGCATGGCTCGCAGACGCGTCGGCACTTTTCGTGCAGCGTTCTATTCAGACTTTTGAGGTGAGCGAATCGACTGTACGCCTCTTCCCTAAAGATGGAATCGTTAGGCTCGTGCAGCGTCCGGTTATCGCCGTAACCGAGGTCAAAGACATTAACGGCGTACCTGTAGATTTCACATGGGACGGTTTTCAGTCCCTTTACGACCTTGGCACCACGTTGCCGCTAAAGGTCACTTACGAGCATGGTTCCGACACTATTCCGGATGCCGTTGTTGCCGTTGTTGCTGGCATGGTTGCCCGTACTCTTAGCATTAGTCCACGCGCCGCTTCCGGTGTCACTTCTAAGATGGACGTTAACGGACCATTCACCGAGCAGGAATCTTACGCTGCGTGGGCTGTTGGTGGTCAGGTTATGCTCTCACCTGCTGAAGCGCAGGTAGCAGACTCTTACCGCGACCGTTCATTCCGTTCGACTTCGATTCTAGGAAATGGTACTTATGGAACTCGTTACCCTAACGCGACTCACTTCTAATACTGTAGATGAGTATAACCTTCCTGTAATCATCCGTACAGAAACCACTCTAAGCGCCGGTGTAGCACCCCGTACGTCGACTAAAACCGTTGGCGCGAGTGAAACTACCATCGTCGAGGGTCTAACCCTTTATTTGCCCGCTGGTACTGAGGTCCTCCCTACTGACGAATTTACAGTCCGTGGAGTTATGTATCTTATGGACGGTGAATCGTTTAACTGGGTTAACACTTTTAACGACTGGGCTGCTGGTGTTGTAGTCAACCTTCGTAGGTCGCAGAATGTCTAAAACCAAAATTCCTAATAGTAATAGTTATGTTGAACTGAACTATAAAGGAATGGGTGAACTACTCAAGTCCCCCGAAATTCAGGCGATGCTTCGTAACAAGATGCAAGCCGTACAAGGTGCGGTACCCGGTTCAGAACTTGTAGTTACTGTTGGTCGCACTCGTGCTAGAGCCAAGGTTATTAATGGTTCTGACTATGATGAAGCAAATACTGGTGAACTATCTAGAGCGTTAGACCTTGCTGGTGGCTCTCGTGGAACTCAAGTTCCCCCTAAATCAACTCGTAAACACGCATAGGAATTCAAATGGCTGATGCAGTTATCTTTAGTGACCTTATGGCTCACCTTGTCGCTCGCTTAGATGCTGCCCTAGTCGGAACAGACTTCGCCGGGGTACGTGTTTCCCCGATTGCTGACGAGTCTGTAACTCAGGTTATCCTTCGCCGTGACGGTGGTAACAAACTCTCCAAGACTGTTATGCAGTCTGTTATTGGGGTGAACGTGTACGCTGGCTCTTATGGTGAGGCTGAAAACCTATCTATTCTTATCCAAGCGCTATTTGAGAATCTGCCAGATGGTAACCCTATTACCTTTGTAGATGTTCAGGCGTACATTCAGGACGTATCTGACCTGAAATCTCAGAGACGCTTTATGCGTTTCGCAATAGACCACCGAGGAACTAACCTCGGATAAATTCGGCGCTGCCGATTCGGGTACCTAGTACCCCTAACCTATATAGGAGAAACACATGGCACTAGATAGCGATAACGTACGCGTTGCCGTGGCAGGCGCATTTTACTCAGCACCTACCACAACCGCAGCACCTACCGCTTCAGATTCAGCACTAACCGGCTTCGTTGACCTTGGCTACGTATCGGCTGACGGTATTGCAGAAACCACCGACCGTACCACCAACTCTATCCGAGCATGGCAGAACGGTTCACTCGTACGCGAGGTAGTTTCAGAGGCTTCATTCTCAGTAACTCTAACCCTTATCGAAACTAAGGAAGATGTACTAGAACTTTACTTCGGTGCAACTAACACCGGTGGCACCTTCTCGATTGACCCTTCTCAGTCAGGTGGACGTAAGTCGTTCGTTTACGACGTTATCGACGGTGCAACTGTCGAGCGTACCTACATCCCTGCGGGAGAGGTTACCTCAGTTGGTACCCGTACCCTTGCTGGTGGTTCAGAAATCGGCTACACCGTAACCATTATGGCTTACGCTGACGCAGGCGCTACCACCTACAAGAAGTTCTTTAGCATCCTAGAGGCTTAATAAATTTCGGGCTGTCTGATGCGGCGGGCAGTCCGATTACTTGGAGGGGGGAACTACGGTTCCCCTCTCTACCCCGCAAACTTTTTAACCGCTTTTGAAAAGGAAAAATAATGTACAAGTTTGAACTAGACGGTAAGGCTTTTGAACTACCGGACTTTAACGACCTACCGCTAGGCGTTATCCGTAAATCTCGCAAGTTCGGTAACGACCTTGACGCTGCGTTCTCTATTATTGAGAACTGCGCTGGTGAGAACATGGAACTTATGGACGCTCTCGACGCTCTACCTATGAGCGAGTTTAACAAGATTCTAGAGTCTTGGACTAAGGGCGTACCTTTGGGGGAATCCTCGGAGTCCTCGAACTAATAGCAGATAACAGGGCGGCAGTCGTATACGATTTCCGTCACCGGTTCAACCTGTCACCTAAACAATTTGGTGATGCGATTGGCTGGGATGAAGTTATCTTGTTGTTTAGCGTTCTGTTACAGGACCCTACTTCGTGGACTCAAACCGCTATTAATAAGTGGAAGCATCCTATTACTTATGATTGGGCTGTTCTTGCCGCTACTTACGACCTACACGCTGCTGTAAATAGTAAGAAAACCCCTACCCCGTTGCCTCGTCCGTGGGATGAACCTGAATCTAAGGGTTCTACACGTGCTGACGCTAGAAACATTTTGAAAAACGCTAAGGATGGAACCCTCGAATGGCAGAACAAGCGTACGCCTACGTAACCCTAATCCCTGTCGCTAAGGGGTTTCAGTCTGCTGTTGCTCAGGAACTATCTGGGCTTGGTGGTGTTGGTGACGGTATTGGCGCTAAGACTAGTGAGGGTTTCTCTAAGGGATTCTCAGGTGGTCTAAAGAAACTTGCTGGTGGCGCTGCTGCTATTTTTGCGGCTGTTGGTATTGGTGACTTTGTTAAGTCTGCTGTTTCTGCCGGTAACTCTCTTTACACCGAGTTCGAGGGTGTTAATCAGGTGTTTGGTTCTGCCGCTAAGAGCGTTCAGGACTTCGCTAAGGGTGCCGCTTCGTCTGCGGGTTTGTCTGAGTCTGCTGCTCTTGGTGCTGCTAAGGGTTTTGGTGTTTTTGCTCAGGCTGCTAAATTGGGTTCGCAGGATTCTGCTAACTTCGCTACCAGTTTGGTGCAGGCTGCCGGTGACCTTGGTTCGTTCAACGGTGTAGATACTGCTGAAACTCTTGACGCTATCAAGTCTGCTCTTCAGGGTCAGACTGAACCGCTAACCAAGTACGGTATCCTTCTAAACGATTCCGCTATGCGTAGCGAGGCTATGGCTCTTGGTATCACGAACACTACTAAGAACGCTCTAACCCCGCAACAGAAGGTTCTTGCAGCGCACTCGCTTATTCTTAAGAACCTTGGTGCCGCTCAAGGTGACTTTGTAAAGTACGCTGACACGTTCGATAACGCGCAAAAAACTATGAGCGCAAACTTTGAGAACATGAAGGCTAACCTTGGTTCTCAGTTGCTTCCTGTTTTGGGTCAGGTCGTTGCAGCGATTAACCCGATTATTGTTAAACTTGGTCCTCTTTTGTTTGAGGTTTTCAAGTCTCTAACCCCGGTTATTACTGCTGTCACCAAGGCTATCACCTCTCTATTGCCTGCGTTGGACCCTGTAGTCGGCATCCTTGACGTTTTGGCTAAAGTTGTTAGCAGCCTTATCACTACTTTGTTGCCGCCGTTTATGCAAATCTTTAACGCGCTGGCACCTATCGTTTTGAAGATTGTTAAAATCCTTGGCGAACTAATCATTAAGTTAATGCCGTCATTGGCGCTAATTATTGATAAAGTCCTTATGCCTATCTTGGACATTTTTGTCGAGATGCTGGACAAGTACATCGTGCCTATTTTGGATTCGTTGGCAAACGGTCTAAGTCAACTTGTACCGATTATTGCTAATGGTGTAGTTTGGGCTTTTCAGGGTTTGCTTGCTATCCTTAAGCCGATTTGGGTTTTTCTTGAACCTTTGATTAATGGGCTTTTGGGTCTTGCTGGTATCAAGATTAAGCCGGTTATTAAAGTTGGTGACCCTAACGCTCGCTATTCTGGTATGACTGCGGCGGGTCAGGCTCAGGGTTACGGTTCAACTATGGACCAGTATCTTCCTGCTAGTGCTACCGCTATCGACTATTCTGGTCTAACTGGTGGCTCTACTGGTGCTAAGGATGCTGCTAAAAAGGCTGCTCAGGCTCGCGCTGACATGATTCGCAGTTTCAAGACTGACATCCTACGCGACCTTGGTACTCAAATGACTAAGGATACTCAGTCTGCTAAAGAGTATTCTACTAAGATTATGGACTGGATTTCTAAGGCGTTCCTCGATGGAACTTTGTCTAAGAAAACCGCTCAGGCTGCTCACGCTTTAACCCGTTCTTACACCGCTCAGTTAATGCCGATTATCGCGCAACATGAAGCGACTGTAAAGAGCCTTGAGGCTGCTCAGGAAGTTCTAACGAACAAGATTGAAGAGCGTCTTGACTATGTTCAGTCTGTTGTAGAGCGCTTTAACTCTAAACTGGCTATTGACGAAAAGACTACTGCGGCTGACGCTATCACTCAGTTGAAGGAACGTATCAAGCGCACTAAGGACTTGATTACGGCTATGGCAACCCTAACTAAGATGGGTTTGTCTGGGGACCTTTATCAGCAGATTATTGATTCTGGTAACCTTGAGTTTGCTCAGTCTGTTATTGCTGGTGGTGACGCTACTGTTAAGGAACTAAACACCTTGGCGGAAGAGGCTAATGCTACCGCGTTGAAACTGGGTACTCAGGCTGGTGACATTCTCTTTAATAAGGGTATTAATGTTGCTCAGGGTATTGTCGATGGTTTGACTGCTAAGAAAACTGAACTAGAGAATCAGATGAAGAGTTTGGCTCAGGCGTTTGCGTCTGAGTTGGCTCTTTTGATTGCTGGTATTGTTATTCCTATGCCTGCTGCTGCAAGTGCTAACCCGTTGGATAATACTCTAAACAAGTTCACGCCTGAAGGTGAAGCCGCGTTTAAGGCTGCTCAGGATAATGCTCTTGCTCAGGCTATTGCTGCGGGTGTAACGCCTAACTATGTTGGCGAAAATACTGACATTAAGTTCTCTAGAGGTGTTACTACTGTCGTGTATAACGCGGCACCTAACACTTCGCTAGAGTCTGAGGCTGAACTACAACGAGCATTAAAAATTTCCGGAATGATGATGGCGGTATAAGGATACTATGACTAACTATTACTTTACCGGTGCTAACGGTGATTCGGTTGTTTTTGATAATGCGAATTATGTTCTAAATTCGATTACTGGTCACGGCGTTCCTGCTACTAAGGTTCGCATTGACGAGTCTGCTGGTGCTGGTGGTACTTGGCGTTACAGTAAGCGCGGTGTTCGTAACATTGACCTTGCTGTAACTGTTATGGGTACGTCTGAGGCTGACGTTCAAACTAAACTACGTCGCTTGGACCGTATCATTCAAGATACTGCCGGTGCTACAACTCTTACAGTTACCTACGATGATGGTTCTAGCCTAAGCCTTGGAGTTCACTATACTTCTGGTGCGGAATCTCAATGGGGTGGCAATACTGAGGGTGCTATTTGGTGCCGCTGGGTATTGTCATTCAAGGCACCGCAACCGTTCTGGCAGTCGACTAACTCGCAGAACTTTACGGTTACGGCGGGTAATACTGGTCGTGGCTTGTTGCCTCAGTTGTCTAAACTAAAGGTTTCATCGTCGCAGTCGCTTGGTATTGTTAGCGTTGTTAATAATGCTGACGTGCCTTCGTATCCGGTTTGGACTATTCGCGGTCCTGTTGCGGGACTAGAAATTTCTAATGGTGTTCAGTCGTTTGGGTTTAATACTGCGGTTGCTGCTGGTCAGACTATTATTGTTAATACTGAGGCTGGTACTGTTGTCAGCGATACCGGTGCTAACAGTTACGGTATTTTGAACCCTGCCCCTAAGTTGTTTGCGTTCCTTCCGGGTACGTCAACAATCGAGATTAAGGCTACTGAGGCTTCTACCACATCGGCTACATACATTTCGTGTTCGTACGCGCTTCGTTACGAAGTTGTACATTAAGGGTAACTAATGCAGATTGAGGACCTAACAGTCGAAGTCCGTGATTCTACTAATACTCGTGTTGGTCTGCTAACCCCTGCGGATTTGGCTAAGGCTAAGTTTATTAGCAAGTTCAATAACGTTGGTACTTGGAGTGTCGAACTACCGTACGGTCACGTTTTGGCTGACGCTCTTCGTACGCCGGGTGCTGGCATTATTGTTACTGGTCCGGACGGTGTTCTACTATCTGGTCCTATGGTTCAGTCGCAACTTGCTCAGACTATTGACGACCCTGAGGGTACTTGGACTATTACGGGTGCGGATGATTCAATCGTTCTTAGTGACCGTTTGGCTTATCCTTCGCCGGGTGTTGCAGATGTTACCGCGCAAACTGTTGCTAATGACATTCGTACGGGGTCTGCTGAGACTGTTCTAAAACAATATGTTAATTACAACATTGGTCCGGCTGCTACTGCTACCCGCAAAATCGCTAACCTTACTATTGAGGCTGACGCTAACCGCGGTGATGCTGTTACTGGGTCTGCACGTTTTGAAACTTTGCAAGACTTGTTTTACCCGCTGGCTCAAACGGGTGGCATTGGTTACACGGTGGAACAGGTTGGCGCTAATCTACAGTTTCAGGTTTATGTTCCTCAGAACCGTACGTCTACTATCCGCATGGATTTGCAGAATGGCAAACTGTCTAAAACAGATTATGCTTACGTTTCACCTAAACTAACTCGCGCTATTGTTGGCGGTCAAGGTGAATCTGTTGAACGCTTGTTCTTGGAGGCTACTTCTACTGATTCGGTTGCTGCTGAAACCCTATGGGGTCGTCGCATTGAATCGTTTAAGGATTCCCGTAACACTTCTGTTACTGCTGAACTTCAGCAGGCTGGTGAGGAAGCGCTAGTAGACAAAGGTAAGACGATTGTTAACCTATCGGTAGTTCCGTCTGACGATGTAAACATGAGATACGGTTACGACTGGGGTCTAGGCGACCTTGTATCGGTTATTATTGGTGACATTGAGGCAAGCGCTACCGTTACGGAAGTTGCTATAGGTATTGAGTCTGACGGTGTTCGTGTTATTGCGACGGTTGGTACGCCTACGCCTTTGAGTTTTGAGAGCAAACTTATTGCTGCTACTCAATCTCAAGATGTTCGCATCTCTAACCTTGAACGTAATACTACCGGTTATGGTGTTTCGACCCCGTATCAGCCTGCTGGCGGTACGGATGGTACGCAACCTACGTTTAGCGGTCCTGCTATTAGCGGGTCTTATACACGTTTTGGTAACATGGTTCACTTCGCTATAGATGTTGACTTTGATAATATTACCTCTTTTGGTACTGGACGTTACTATCTTACGTTGCCTTATGCTGCGTCTCACAACTACTTCCTGCGCGATGGTTGCTTGCATGACTTTTCTACTAGTACCACTTATAGCGTTGGCGGTCACGTATTGGCTGGCTCTAACGTTCTTGAGTTGTACTCTCAGGACAAGGTTGCAAGCGGTGTACAAGACGTTAACTTCACTTACAACTTCCCGGTTACTCTTACTACCGCAGATAATTTCCACATCGCAGGCATTTACGAGATTGAGGTCTAACCTTGGCTATCCAATATAACCTACACATTGAAGCGGGCGCAACGTTTACCCGTGACATCGTTTACACTAACGAGGATGGTTCAGACTTTAACCTTACCGGTTATACTGGCAAACTACAGGTCCGTCCTACGGTTACTTCGTCAACTCTAAGCCTTGAAGTTATCCCTACTATTAACGTAACTACTTCTACTATTTCGTGGACGTTTACCCCGGCTCAGACTAGCGCGTTGGTTAACGGTTATGCTTATGCGTTGGAGATTACTAACGGAACTATTGTTATCCGTTTGATTGAGGGTACGCTAGTCGTTTCTCCTGAGTTGGTTCGATAACGTGACTACTATTTCTGGTGGAGATTCCGGTCCTATCCGGATTAGTGCGTCGTCTAAGACGGTTGCTATTTATGCTCACCGTGGAGAGCAGGGACCTCAGGGTCCTCAGGGTCCAACGGGTGCGACTGGTGCAACTGGTGAGACTGGACCACAAGGTCTACAAGGTTTGCAGGGTGAACGCGGTCTTACTGGTGACCGTGGTCCTACTGGTGCGACTGGTGCTAAGGGTGATACTGGTATTCAGGGTCCGGCTGGACCTCAGGGTAATCAGGGTCCTCGCGGTTTAAAGGGTGACCAAGGTTTACAGGGTGAGCAGGGTCCGGCAGGTTTGCAGGGCGCTAAGGGTGACACCGGTTCGCAGGGACCTCAGGGTCCGGCTGGTGCTACCGGTCCTCAGGGCGCTCAAGGTGATGCAGGTCCTCAGGGTATTCAGGGTGTGCAAGGTGAGCAGGGAATCCAAGGACTTACTGGTCCTCAGGGTGAACAGGGTTTACAGGGCATCCAAGGTATCAAGGGCGACAAGGGCGATACCGGTTCTACTGGTGCCACGGGTGCGACTGGTCCTACCGGCGCTACTGGACCGCAAGGTATTCAGGGTGTTAAAGGTGACACGGGAGATACTGGACCGCAAGGTTTAACTGGTGATACCGGACCTCAGGGCGCTCAAGGAATCCAAGGCATTAAAGGCGATACCGGTGATACCGGTCCGGCTGGTGCAACAGGTCCACAAGGTCCACAAGGTATCCAAGGCGATACAGGTCTTACTGGTCCTACCGGTGCTACTGGACCTCAGGGACCACAAGGTCTAACTGGTGCTACAGGACCAACAGGCGCTACAGGTGCTACAGGACCTACCGGTCCAACTGGTGTAATAGCAGGCACGTCACCTATCGTATACACGTCAGGTACGCAGACTGTTTCCTTCGACCAAACTGCACAAAACACAACTAACGACGCAAGATACTCGAAGATAGTCGCAGGCGTAAATAACGTTTCTGCAAACTATTCGATTATTGCTAGTGATTCAAACAAACTGGTAGCGTCTACCAACTCTGCTATAACTATCACAATCGCAAACGTTCTAGCAGTTGGTGAACGTATTGACTTTATCCAACTGGGTACAGGTCAAGTAACTTTTACCGCGGGTTCAGGCGTTACTTTAGCGTCTGCCAATAGTAAACTTAAGACTAATGTTAGATACTCTGGTGCTACAGTCTTTTGCGTTGCTTCTGGCTCTTATGTTCTTATTGGCGACCTAGCCGCATAACAAAGGAAAAATTTAAATGGCTCAATCTTCCTACCCGTTTGAAAACGTCGATACGTCTGAAACGCAGTTCTCTCAGATGTTCCGTAACTTTGCTTCTGGTGTTAGCGGTGTATCTACTGGTACTGAACTAAAGGTTACTGCTGGTACCGGGTTGCAGACTTCGGTTGCACTTGGTCAGGCTATGGTTCGTGGTCACTACTACATTTCGACCGGCACCGAGTTGCTTACTCACGCTACGGCTTCAGGCTCTAACCCTCGCATTGACTCGGTTGTTTTGACCTTGGACCCGTCGGTTAACTCGATTGTGTTGGCGGTTGTTGCTGGCACCCCGGCATCCTCACCGGTTGCCCCTACGTTGACTCAGACGGATGCGGGTGTTTACCAGTACGAACTTGCTCAGGTTCTTATTCCGACTAGCGCTACCTCGGTATCTACGATTACTGACAAGCGTACTTTTATGGGTACTCGTTTCGGCGTTTGGACTACTGCCGGTCGACCTTCTGCACCGGTTCTAGGTCAGGCAGGTTACAACTCGGCTACTGCGGCACCTGAGTATTGGACTGGTAGCGCATGGTCAGGGTTCTCTAGTTCTGTTACTAGCATTAACGCGTCTATCATTGACACTACTGTTACTGCGGTTACTGGTACTTATACTTTGCTGGCTGG